CAATTATAATAAATATACTATACAAAATAAAAAGTCTAAAGAAATCGACTATAAATATAGTAAAAAAGTATTATCTATTTTTGTTATAGTTCAATATCCATCATATGTTTTTACAAATAATACTGAATATAATGAACCATTAATAGAATTATCAACCAAAATCTATACATTATTGACTAAAATTAATAATTTGTCTAATTATAATTGTTATCTAAATATAATGTATTTTATTAAACTTAGTGTAATTATAGATGAATTTGTAAGTAAATATAATGTTTGGGCAATGATAGATAAACGTATTAATACTTATATTTTATTACAAATGTATTACAAAAATAAAATAAGGATACTAGAACTACCTGAAAAATCAAAAATGTATAATACACTTAAAAAATCGATTGAAAATGATCAAAATGAACTATTTAAATCATTGTCGTTTATGAAAGATAATAATGAATTAAACTTTTTTAATTATTATAAAGATAATTTAGATTACAATGCTGTTATAAATGAAAAACTATATTTTATTGAAGTAAAATATAAATTATGTAAAACAGAACCAGATATGTATATATTTGTTGATTTAGTTGAAAAAACAAAGAACTATCTCAAAATTTGTGTTCCAAATAGATCGGACCATCATGATGAACTTGATGAACTATTAGATACGGAATTAATGATAACGTATTTAAATAATAATATATTAGACAATTCCTATTTCTACAACATTATAAATATAATTATTGATAAAGTAAAAGTGTATCAATCTAAACAACATGATGAAACATTAGAATTATTTAGAAGTAAATGTGATGACCAACTATCATCACAAGAATTGTACAAAACATTTATTCCAATGTTTTTTATGGAAATCTTTAAAAAACTGAAAACTATTTGTAATGAAAAAGATGAATTCCTTCGTTTTATTAAAAATGAATAATGAATAAAAAATTATTTGTATTAGTATTATATATGAGTAATATTTTTAAATCATTATCCCAGTTTATGGGAAAAACAAAAACTAAGAATTCAACAAAAAAAAGGAAAGTAAATAGTAAAAAAACAAATAGTAAAAAAACAAATAGTAAAAAAACAAATAGTAAAAAAAAACATAAATGTATGGTAAATGCTACAACCGAGTGTTTTTTATGGGATAAAAATTATGATGAGTTTAGTCAAGAAACTAAAAATGCCTTAAATGATATAAGTATTTGGAATCATAATAAAGATTTTATTACTAAAATTGTTGGAACAGGAAGTTCACATATGTTTAAATATCCTGGAGATATAGATGCTATGCAAATTCTAGAGATTGATGCTAAATCCTTTTCTAAATTAGAAGATATAAGAACTTATATAGAAAAATCCTTTGTTCAATTATTTCAACGAATTATGACGATTGGTCCAAAGTGTGTGTTTATTGATTTTAAAGCAGGATTAGATAGTGATTATATATTACCAGATAGTGTTTTAGATAGTACACATATTATAAATATTAAAAAATTATTATCTTATTTAAATGATTTAACAAACAAAAATTTTTTAACAAAGGAATTTTACGATTATGCTGTTAATAATTTAAAAGAGAATACTAAATATGAATTTGTAGATATATTACGAAATTTGATGACTATTAGATGGAATATTAATGATATTATTACACCATTTGAGCCATGTGTTTATTGGCCAAACAATAATTTTATAAAAGATAAATTCAAATTAGATTTCAATGTGGTTCCAAAAGAAAAATTATTTAAAAAATTTAAACTATCAGATTGTTTGTATTCAAAGCAAAGAGTAAAACTTGATGTTAATTATTATATTGATAAACGATGGACTGAAGTAACAAATATTTTTATTATAAAAATTATAAATAAAGGAGAAGTTTTAGAGCTTACTGAAAATTTTGATAAATATAAAGAAAATTTAGTTAAAGATATTATTAAATATCAAGCATCAAAAAATTATTTGAAAGTATCAAAACGATTATGGAATTTATCAAAATTGACGTTTAAAACTAGTATGGATACTTACGGAAATAGTGTAGCATTAAATAAAAATACACTGAAAACTATAAATAGAGCATTAAAATTTACTAAAGTTTTTAATATAAATATAGCTGAGATGTCACAAATTTTAGCAGATTTAGAGGTATTACGTGATTTGTGTTATCATATTAAAAATGAAAATAGAAACAATTTTCCAATTAATAGCCAATATATTGTAACTTTAGTAAAATCAAATTCTGATGTTATTGTACGACCTAAAACAACACTTAATAATATTTGGTCTACTATGATTCATCAATTAATAATTCTAGAAAGAAATATTGCTGAAATTATTGTTTATACAGGATTACGATTTACAGATTTTTCCGAAGTATTCAATGCATATAATGTATTTGTAAAAAAAAAATGTGTTCATCAAAATAAATATATATGTAGTTCATCTAAAAAATCAAAAAATAGTAAAAATAGTAAAAATAGTAAAAATAGTGGAAAAAATAATTGGGGGTATATGAATTGGATACATGATGATATTAAAAGGGGTATTACAGATTACAATGTACCATATATTAATAGTTTGAAAGATAATATTATTCATTACATTAGTAATCTTGACACTAACAAATTTAGTAATACACTTCCACCATGGTCAACAAATGAATTTTGGGAAGATTATGTATCGGTTGTAGAAAATATGCTTAATGAACTGTCATCTGTACTAATAAAACTATCTAAACCTATTTTTAACGATATATTGAATAAAAAAAAATCAGATTTTGATTTGGATGCTGAAATTGAGTATTTATATACACATTTATAATTTATATTTAAAATTGATTTAAAATTAAACATCATATAGTTAATAAAACTATGTGTGGAATATTAGCGTTTATTGGTAATAAAAAATCAACAAACATTTTAGAAAAGAGAAAACACCTGTTAGAGCTTTCAAAACAATTAAGACATAGAGGTCCAGATTCAAATGGAATATATTTAGATGAAAAAAATAATATCGGGATTGCCCACGAGCGTTTATCAATTGTTGGTGTTGGTACATTAGGAACCCAACCAATTATTGATAATGACGACTATATATTGTCGGTCAATGGCGAAATATACAATTATAAATCGCTGTATTCTACTGTACTACATGATAAATATACACCAATTACAAATAGTGATTGTGAGATTATTATTCATTTGTATAAGGAGTTTGGAGCGGATTGTGTTAAAATGTTAGATGGAATATTTGCATTTGTACTGTATGACAAAATTAATCAAAAAATAATGGTAGCACGTGATCCAATTGGTATTATTCCATTGTATTATGGCTATACCCCTGAAAATGAACTAATGTTGGCGTCGGAAATGAAAGCATTAGTTGATTGTAATAGAGTCGAATTATTTCCACCAGGTAATTTTTTAGAAATTAGCACAAATATGTCATCGTGTTCGTCTATAGTAGGTGAATTTAAACGGTATTTTAATCCTAAGTGGGATTCTGAGTATTCTCTTACACTAACAAAAGAAAGTCTTGAACATATGTATTCGGAAATACGAACTAAATTAATAAACGCAGTTGATAAACGATTAATGAGCGATGTTCCATTTGGGGTATTAGTATCTGGAGGACTAGATTCTAGTTTGATTACAGCAATTACTAGCAGACTTATTAAAGAAAAAGATGATGTATGGGGTAAGAAATTACACACATTTTCAATTGGATTGAAAGGTGCTCCCGATTTAAAATATGCTAAAATAGTATCAGATTATGTTGGCACCATTCATCATGAATTCAATTTTACAGTTCAACAAGGTATTGATTGTTTAGAAGATTTGATTTGGCATCTTGAAACATATGATAAAACGACTATAAGAGCAAGCACACCAATGTTTTTGATGTCACGGTTGATAAAATCAATGGGAATAAAAATGGTGTTGTCTGGTGAAGGGGCTGATGAAATATTAGGTGGATATCTTTATTTTCACAATGCTCCAAACAATAAAGAATTTCACAAAGAATGTTTATCTAGAGTAAAAAACCTTCACCACTTTGATTGTTTGCGTGCAAATAAATCAACAATGGCATATGGTGTAGAAGCAAGGGTACCATTTTTAGATAAATCATTTATGGAAACTGCTATACCAATTGATCCAGCATTAAAATTATCGAATGGTGGGGTTTGTGGAAAAAAGAAAATAGAAAAATATGTACTAAGAAAAGCCTTCGAAAAGGATGGAAATGGAAACCCATACTTGCCAGATGAAATTTTGTGGAGACAAAAAGAGCAATTTAGTGATGGTGTTGGATATTCTTGGATAGATGGACTAAAGGAATATATTGACACACAAATTAGTGATGAATTATTTGATAAAACAATAAATGATGGAATGTATGTCGATGATATTCCAAAAGATAAAGAAGAATTATTTTATAGACAAATATTTGATAGACAATATCCAAACAGATATAAAATAGTGCCAAGATGGATACCTAAAATGGATTGGGATGGAGTTAGTTATGATCCATCGGGACGTGCTCAAAAAGTTCATGATGAAAGCACGTGTCAATAAAATTGAATTATTTATTCTTGTAATTGATCATAACAACCGCCATTCCAAAGAAAAACATTTCAAAATAATACCAATGGATGATAGTGGATATTTTATCCATTTTAATACTAAAGAAGATTGTGAAAAATTTAAAGCAATATTCAATGGTAATATTGAACATTCATGTTGTTATGGAAAGGGTGTTAAAGTAACATCTTTCAATCTTAAACCGATAAATATTAGTTCATATGAACTAATTAGAAAAAAATATAATATTAAGTAATGTCATAGAATAAATTCAATTAATGTAATTATAATTAGTAATACCATTTGTTTATTTTCAATAATTTTTTGCTTTATTTCATCACCAAAAAATGGACCTAATACTGGTATTTGATGTACTTTATCTAAATGCTTATCTATTACAGATATACTAAAATTACCTAGTATAAAAATTAAAGATGCTCTTAATAATCCCATTATAAATACATTTTATTTTATTTTTGTCTATTACACCTTTGAACATTTAAAACTCCTATTTCAACCATTTATATTTAGTGAATCCTTCAATAATTTCAGTATTATCATCGATAGAAAAACAATTTATTGTTGCATTTATTAAATAATCATCTCTTACAATATAAAGTAATTTTGTATTTGGGTTCCAATCACTACGATAATTATTGTCATCCCCATTTAAAGAACGCATATGTGGATTTTGTCATTTTATATCGGCGTTTTAAATGTTCAAAGGTGTAAAACAAATACAATATACAGGTATAAATATAGAGAAACAAATCAATACACATAACAATACAATACCAACACTTGTCTCAATTATCATTAATAAGTTTATTTATTCTTGATGTATTTATTCTTAAATAAGAATGTTATATTTTATTAAACCGCCATTGGTGCTTTTATAGATTTGTGTGGATTATAGTCAATTAATTTCAAATCATCATATGTATAATCATAAATATTATTTTTAGGTTCGCTAAATACTAATTTTGGAAACGGTCTTGGTTTTCTTTTTAAATTTTCTTTAACTTGTGATACATGATTTTTATATATATGGGTATCACCAGTTATAACACTAAGTCTTCCTGGTGTTAAATCTATATCTTTAAGATTACATATCATATTTACTAGCAACGCCCCAGTCAATGTATTCCAATTATTAGCTAAGAAAAAATCAGAACTTCGTATATAAATTTGTAGATTT